ATGACGCACAAATTATTAGAGTAACGGATGGCGATACAGTTGTTATCGCCGCACCATTTCTACCCTTACCACTTAAGCCCGAACTTGCGGTACGAGTCTACGGAGTTGATACTCCCGAAAAAGGATTCCGTGGCCAGTGCGATAGTGAAAAGCAAAGAGGTGAAGCCGCTTCCGTTTTCACTAAAGGTCTCATTAATGCCAGCCAACAACGCCAAGTCATTCTATATGGCTGGGATAAATTCGGTGGTCGTGTATTGGGCGATATCATTCTAAACGGCCAGAGTCTACGTGCTCAATTGATTGCTAACGGATTTGCTCGTGAATATTACGGCGAAGCTAAAACCTCTTGGTGTAATTAAGGAAAAAACATGAATGATAAAAAGTTATTCTTTACTGCAATTGCATTAATTTTATTACCACTCACATTGGCACTTTTTGGTGGCGATAGATTTCGTTACCCATGTCAAGACCCTGATAATTGGGAAAAAGACTTTTGCAAGATGCCAAAATGTGATGTGACAAGAACATGTCCAGAACATATATTCAAAGGACAACGTGACCCAAGATTGGGACCACCAACAACAAGAGTTGAACCTATGGGACAAACTCCTGTACCAACACAATGTACTACACCAACACAAGGAGCTAACTGTGGAAAATAATAATCTCATGTATACAGAAGAACAGCTAATGGCTCGACTGAAATTCTTCATTGGTATTTGTTTAGCATTAACATTGACAGGTATTGTCTTTGTTGTTCTATATTCAATTATCTTTGTAACTCAACCATTAAATGCAATTAGTCCTATTGACCAAAAATTCTTTGAGTTGATTATTCCTATTGCAACATTCTTAACTGGTACTTTATCAGGCATCATGCTTGCAGGTAATGATAAAGACCTTAGAGCAAAGGCACTAGATGCAGCAAATAAACCACCAGTCGTTTCAGGACCACCACCAAGCACACCTTCAACTAATGCACCAAGCAACAATGCAACATTTGGCACACCAACGTCAAGTGCAGCAACATTTGCACCAGCAGCACAAGTTGTCACAGGATTCGGTGGCAAACCTGCACCAGCACCAGCCTTCCAACCAGAACTCTAAATAAATGACATTCTTTACAAGTATGTTATCAGATGGTGTCAATGGCACCATCTCCAGTAAAAGAGTAGTTACGTTACTGGCATTCACCATGTGTGCATTTGGGTTTGTTGCTATGGTGTATGGTTATCCAATTGACACCAAAATATATGATTCTATGATGTATATTGTGGTTGCAGGTTTAGGTTTTACAGCTTCAGAAAAATTTGTTAAAAAGGACGAAAAATGAAAAATTATATATTTGTAGCAGGATTGTGTTTCGCAATTAGTGTTGGTGCAGCAGAAACAAAAAAAGTTTGTGTTGATGTAAAAGACAAACAAGGTCAAGTCGTTAAAGATAAAGCCGGCAAACCAAAACAAAATTGTAAGGAAATGAAAGTTCACAAGAAACTAGAAGGTACAGAAGTTCCTGTGAAAAAATAATGGCATATTCACAAAAAGTAATCGACCATTATGAAAACCCACGAAATGTGGGTAAGTTTGATATAGATGAAAATGTTGGCACAGGCATGGTCGGTGCACCTGCATGTGGTGATGTTATGAAGTTACAGATTAGGGTTGAAGATGATATTATTAGAGATGCTTGTTTCAAGACATATGGATGCGGTTCAGCAATCGCAAGTTCATCCTTGGTTACAGAGTGGATTAAGGGTAAAACTTTGGATGAAGCTTCTACTATTAAGAATTCTGATATCGCAGAAGAATTAGCATTACCACCTGTTAAAATACATTGTAGTATACTTGCAGAAGATGCTGTGAAAGCGGCCATTAACAATTATAGAGGAAAACATGTTAACAGTAACTGAAAATGCTATTGAACAAATAAAAGAAATTTTATTGGAAGAAGAAAGTTCAAAATACGTCAGAGCCTTTATCGAAGGTGGTGGATGCTCTGGTTTTAATTATGGTTTCATGATAGAGGATGCTAAAAATGAAGATGATTTTGAAGTGACTGAAAAATTACTCGTTGATTCTGCCAGTATGCAATATTTCTCTGGCGCAACAATAGATTATAAAAAAGACAGACTAACAGGATCACAATTTGTGATTACCAACCCAAATGCCAAATCCACATGTGGATGCGGTAGCAGCTTTAGTGTATAAGAAAGAATCAAATGGCTACTACAGTAGAAAGAATTGGTATTGTTGAAACTAAGGTAGAAAATCTTAGTGATAAAATGGATGACCTAAAAGTTGATGTTAGGGAAATGCATGATTGCCTTGATAAAACTCGGGACGCTTTGACCGAAAAACTGGAAGAAATGTATGGTACATCTTGTACCCAACATGCCGAACTTGCCGCAAAGATTGGTGACCTGGAAAAAGTCAGACAAAAGGTAGTATGGATGGCTGCCGGTGCCGTAGCCTTTGCTGGAATACTTTCCGGCCACTTAGAAAAAATACTTGCATTTTTACATTAATTGGTGTATAATCTAGTTTCTTGTAAACTTCACACCATTTTGTTATGTCCGTTTTTATTGATAGAACCTTTCTGCTGAGGGTATCCCCGAAGCTTCAAAAATTCACACAGAAGAAAGAGAACCTGTACAACTTCAGGTGTCCTCTCTGTGGCGACTCAAGTAAGAACAAAACCAAAGCTCGTGGTTATGTTTACGAAAAAAAGAACAATTACTTTTATATGTGCCACAATTGTGGTGCATCCACTTCCTTTTATAATTTCCTGGAGAAGGTTGATCCAAACCTAGTTAAAGAATATGCACTTGAACGTTACAAGAATGGTGAACAGGGACGTGACAATTACGTTAAACCAGCTTTCGAAGAATTCAAACCTGAAACCCCGAAGTTTCGTGTTAAATTCGATATTCCATCGGTCGAATCGTTACCAGAAGAACATTTTGCGAAAGTGTATGTCAAATCCCGCAAAATACCAGAGTCGTTCCATGCACACCTTTATTTTGCACAAGACTTTAAAGGCTTTGTCGATAGTCTGCAAATAGAGAAAGATGGTCTTAAAGAAGATGATCCTAGATTGGTGATACCATTCTATGATGAAGAAAAGAATCTAGTGGCTTTTCAAGGCCGTGCATTAGGTGAATCCAAACTCAGATATATTACCGTAAAGACAGACAAAGATAATCACAAGTTATTCGGCACTGATAGGATCGACACCGAACAGATGATATATGTTGTGGAAGGTCCTATTGACTCCATGTTCCTGGAGAATGCCGTTGCGACTGCGGATTCGAACCTGATGGCTGCATCAAAACACTTTGACAAGTCTAAAATTGTTTTGATATATGATAATGAACCTAGGAACAAAGAACTACATAAACAGATGGACAAGGCGATTGAAGAACATTATAATGTAGTAATCTGGCCTGAAATGATTGAAGAAAAAGATGTGAATGATATGGTTTTGAATGGCTTCTCACCAGACGAAATTCAAGATATCATAAGTAAACATACCTTTGTAAATCTGAGAGCAAAGATGGAATTTATTAACTGGAAAAAGACTTGAATGGAGATTCGTTATGCAGGTGAAATTGATATCATACACACAGGGAGCAGACGGTAAGAATTTGTTAGAACAGGTTGCTTTTGCAGCCAGAGTCTCAAATCCTGCCAATCAAAATAATAGCGAAACTTCTGAAAAGTTGGTTCGTTATCTTATCAAAAACCAACACTGGTCACCACTAGAAATGGTGAGCATTTGTTTGGAGATAGACACTACACGGGATATAGCAAGACAGATTTTGAGGCATCGTTCCTTTTCCTTTCAGGAATTTAGTCAACGATATGCTGATGCGTCACAATTAGGTTTTGAATTGAAGGAGGCTAGATTACAAGATACAAAGAATCGTCAGAATAGTATTGTAACTGATAATCTTGCATTACAGGCCTGGTGGGAAGAACGTCAAAAAAGAGTATTGGATGAAAGCAAAAATGCTTATGAATGGGCACTTGCTAATGGTATTGCAAAAGAACAAGCGAGAGCAGTTCTACCAGAAGGTATGACAGGTTCACGTTTGTATATGAATGGAACGCTTCGTTCTTGGGTTCACTATATACAACTCCGTAGCGCAAACGGGACACAGAAAGAACATCAAGATGTTGCATTGGCTTGTGCTGATGCCATTGAGCCGATTTTCCCCATGATTAAGGAGTACACCAATGGACAGTAAGAATGATGTAAGAATTTTTATGGATGCATGTGACCAAAATGCAAACGATTTTGGTGCTCAAGCAAATTTGTACATGGCGTTGGTTATGGAAGAATATAAAGAATTAGTATATGCTTTTGGTAATAGAAATATGGTGGAAATTGCAGATGCATGTGCTGATTTGAAATGGGTGATTGAAGGATTAGAACACACACTACAAATACCACAACAAGAAGTTTGGGACGAAGTTGCACGTAGCAATCTAGCCAAAATTTCTGAAGGTGGTAAAGTATTAAAAAGAAAAGATGGTAAGGTTTTAAAACCTGAAGGTTGGACACCACCTGATATTAAATCAATTATAAGAAAGTAAAAATATGGAATACATGGGTGTCAAAATAGACTTGGAAAAAGATAAACTATTTGATGAATTAGGAATTAAAAGATTACAAGAATCTTACATGCGTGATGATGAAACATCACCACAACAGAGGTTTGCATATGTATCATCGTCATTCGGAAGTAATACTGAACACGCTCAGCGCCTTTACGATTACGCCAGTAATCATTGGCTCAGTTATAGTACTCCAATTCTTAGCTATGGCCGTTCTAAGCGTGGTATGCCTATATCATGCTTTCTTAACTATATTGAAGACACTGCGGAGGGTCTAGTTGATAATCTTAGCGAAACTAATTGGCTTTCTATGCTTGGCGGTGGTGTTGGTATTGGCTTCGGTATACGTAGTGCAGACGACAAGAGTACTGGTGTTATGCCGCACCTCAAAATTTACGATGCTTCATCTCTTGCTTACCGTCAGGGTCGTACTCGCCGTGGAAGTTATGCTGCTTATCTTGATATCAGTCATCCCGACATTATATCATTTTTAGAAATGCGTAAACCTACAGGTGATCCTAATGTACGATGCATGAATCTACATCATGGTGTTAATATCACTGATGATTTTATGAAACTGATTGAAAACTGTATGTTGGATTCAGAAGCAGATGATTCATGGCCTTTGGTTGATCCAAAATCTGGAGAAGTGCGTGAGACAGTATCCGCTAAACATTTATGGCAACAAATCTTAGAATTACGTATGCACACTGGTGAACCTTACATTCACTACATTGATACTAGTAATAAAATGTTACCTCAATTCTTAAAAGATAAAGGATTAAAAGTACATCAATCAAACCTATGTTCTGAAATTATTTTACCAACAAATGAAGAAAGAACTGCTGTATGCTGTCTTTCATCTTTAAATCTGGAGTATTATGATGAGTGGAAGAATCACCCTTTGTTCCTTAGAGATGTTGCTGAAATGCTCGATAACGTTCTGGAGTTTTTTATTGTTAATGCACCTGATACCATTTCCAGGGCTATATACTCTGCTAGCCGTGAGCGTTCTATTGGCATTGGTGCCTTAGGTTTTCATGCATACTTGCAGAAAAATAATATTTCTTTTGAAGGTGTGATGGCTAAGGTTGCAAACAATCAAATGTTCAAACACATAAGGAGTAAATTAGATGAAGCTAATCAAATTCTTGGAAGTGAACGAGGGGAAGCTCCTGATGCTGTTGGCACTGGCCAGCGCTTTAGTCACCTTATGGCTATTGCTCCAAATGCTTCTTCGTCTATCATTATGGGAAACACTAGCCCTAGTGTCGAGCCTTACCGTGCTAATGCTTACCGTCAGGACACTTTATCGGGCGCATTTTTGAATAAGAATAAACACTTAGACAAAATAATTCAAAAACATGCTGAGATTCATCCAGAAGGATGGTCAGATGAAGTTTGGAGTAGTATTATGGCGAATGATGGTTCTGTACAACATTTTGAATGGTTAGATGAAAATGAAAGAGCAGTGTTTAAAACATCTATGGAAATTGACCAACGATGGGTTATTGAATTGGCTGCTGACCGTCAACAATATATTGACCAAGCACAATCATTAAACTTATTCTTCCGTCCTGATGCACATATTAAATATATTCATGCAATTCATTTTATGGCATGGAAAAAAGGATTAAAAACACTTTACTACTGCCGTTCAGAAAAGATTGGCAAGGCAGATAAGGTATCTAAACGTATTGAACGTCAAGTAATCAAAGAACTTGATATGGTACAAGTAGCACAAGGTAATGATTGTATAGCTTGCGAGGGTTAATTGAAACCTACAATTGCATTGTTCTTACACCAACCAAAATGTTCGGTGCAATCTGGTAATGGCATCATCAAAGCACTTGAAAGCCATTACCATTTTAAAATATTTACCAGACACGAATTAGAAGATGACTTCTTTGATGGTGTAGATATTGTTGCTTTTCCTGGTGGTTTAGGTGATAGTGATAGTTTCGATTACTTGTTTAAAGATAATCGTAAACGCATTTCTGATTTTGTTCATAATGGTGGTCGTTACTTAGGAATTTGCATGGGTGCTTATTGGGCTGGCCGTGATTATTTTGATTTGTTGTACAATATAGATGTAGAACAATATATAACACGACCAAATACTGACACACGTAGGCCTCATGCAAAGAACTTAAAAGTTGAATGGTTGGGTAAACAAGAAAAGATGTTCTTTTATGATGGTTGTGCTTTTGGACCAGGACAGTATGAAATTATTGCAAAGTATATGAATGATGATCCGATGGCCATTATTCAGAATAGAATAGGTTTAATTGGTTGTCATCCAGAGAGTCAACCACATTGGTATAAATCATATAGTTGGATGAGAGGACTCTATCACAACGGAGAACATCATAAATTATTATTAGAATTTACAAATAAATTAATGGAGAGATAAGATGAAGATATTAAGATTTACAGCGTCATGGTGTGGGCCATGCAAATCGTTATCAATGAATTTAGAACAAGCAAATTTACAAATACCAATTGAAGTTATTGATATTGATGTTCAGTCTGATGTTGCAGTTGAATATGGTATTCGTGGTGTGCCAACATTAGTGATGTTGGATGAAAACATCGAAGTTAAAAGACTGGTTGGATCCAAAACTGTGACTGAATTAAAAGAGTGGGGTACAGTATGATTAAAAAAGTCGATTCAAGACTTACGGATGAAAGAAACAGTTTTAAACCTTTCAATTATCCATGGGCATATGATGCATGGTTGAAGCATGAACAATCACATTGGTTGCATACAGAAGTACCAATGATGGAAGACGTTAAAGATTGGAAAAAGAAACTAAACAAAGAAGAAAAACAATTTCTTACACACATCTTTAGATTCTTCACACAAGGTGACATTGACGTTGCTGGTGGTTATGTGAAGAACTATCTTCCTTACTTTCCGCAACCAGAAGTTCGTATGATGTTGTTAGGTTTTGCTGCAAGAGAAGCATTACACGTTGCTGCATACAGTCATCTAATCGAAACACTCGGTTTACCTGAAGCCACTTATAATCAGTTCTTAGACTATCAAGAAATGAAAGATAAACACGATTATGTGTTAGACCTTTCTTCTAAGAATGGTGATGCCGCTTCAACTGCAACCCACATCGCCGTGTTCAGTGCTTTCACTGAAGGGATGCAGTTGTTCTCCTCTTTCATCATGTTATTGAACTTTCCACGTACAGGCAAGATGAAAGGTATGGGACAGATTGTTACTTGGTCTATTGTTGATGAAACACAACACGCTGAGTCGATGATTAAATTATTCCGTACCTACATAGAAGAAAACAAAGAGATATGGAACGATGAACTTAAAGGTCGTATTTACAGCATTGCAGAAAAGATGGTTGAACTGGAAGATAAGTTTATTGACCTCGCCTTTTCTATGGGCGCTATGGACGGTCTATCTAGTGAAGATGTCAAAAAGTACATTCGTTATATTGCTGACAGGCGCCTTATATCTCTTGGTCTTAAAGGCATTTTTAAAGTGAAGAAGAATCCATTACCTTGGGTTGAAGAAATGATTAACGCACCAACACACACAAACTTCTTTGAGAACCGTGCAACAGATTATGCCAAAGGTGCATTATCAGGAAACTGGGGAGATGTGTGGGCCTAAATGAAAACATATAAAAGTATATTCATTAGTGATGTACATTTAGGCACCCGTGATTGTCAAGCGGATAAATTAAATAATTTTTTGAAACATAACACCTGCGAGACTTTATATCTTGTGGGTGATATAATTGATGCGTGGAAAATACAACAAAATAAGTGGCGTTGGAAACAATCACATACAAATGTTGTGAGGAGAATACTAGGTCACGCAAAACGTGATACTAGAGTAATATATGTAGCAGGCAATCATGATGAATTTTTGAGGCCAATGATGCCATATGGTTTTAGTTTTGGTTCAATAGAAATACACAATCAAATAGAGCACATAGGTGTAGACGGCAAACACTATCTAGTAGTACATGGAGACTTATTTGATGGCATTACACGGTTAGCACCTTGGATTAGTTTTTTAGGAGACCGAGCATATGATATTATTCTTACACTCAACAATAAATTTAATTGGATTCGTCGCCGTATGGGTTTTGGGTACTTTAGCCTTAGCAAGTATCTTAAGCACAAGGTCAAAAAAGCAGTAGACTTTATATTTCAATTTGAAAAAAATCTTGCTGGTTACTGCAAAAAACGTGGTTTTGATGGTGTTATATGTGGTCACATTCATCACGCAGAAATTAAAGACCTGGATGGCGTAATATATATGAATGACGGCGATTGGGTTGAAAGTTGTACCGCATTGGTTGAACATCACGATGGTCGATGGGAAATAGTTACATGGACCAAGGAGAGTGACGATGTTGTTACAGAATAAAATTACTATTATAGTGCCTTGTAAGAATGAGGAAAATTACATTGCACATTTGTTAATGCATTTACGCCAGCAAGAGATAGGTAATACTAGGATTATTATTGCAGATTGTTCTACTGACAACACAAGAGAAGTTATCCAAGTAATGAAGGGTGACTTGAATGTTGAGGTGATTGAAGGTGGTCCAGTTTCATTTGCAAAAAATAGTGGCGCCAAGCTTGCAACAACACCATATATACTGTTTATAGATAGTGATGTGAGGTTTTTCTGTGATACAGTTATATCTGATTGTGTTAATGAAATGGAAAAAAACAATTTAGATTTGATTGGTTTGTATATTAAATGTTATGATGGTGATATTAGAGCACAAATTGGATTTATGATATTCAATGCAATTAACAACGTTATGAAATATCGGTCACCCTTTGCTGTTGGTGCTTTTATGTTGACACGCACAAGCAAGTTTTGGGAATTTGGTGGTTTTGCAGAAAAATACGGAACCAGCGAAGATTTTTTCTTATCACAAAAATATGACGTTAAAAAGTTTAAATTGATGGATCATTATTTTGGCCAAGATAATAGAAGGTTCGAAAAAATGGGGTACTTTGGTATGGCATTGTATTTGATTAAAAATTTTTGGAATAGAAACAATGAAAAACATTGGAACAATATAGATTATTCAAAATATTGGAAATAAAGGAAACATATGACAACAAGAACAATAACAGCGGAGTGTAGTAGCTGCGAATCCAGTTACGATGTAATTTATATGGAAGAACTAGTATCAGAAGAATTACCTGAGTTTTGCCCGTTTTGCGGCGAAACGATTGATTCATTATCCGAAGACGAATATATAGAGGATGATGAACTCAATGATGAAGATAAATGGGACTGAATTGGACATATAAAGACGAAGAATTTACAGAAGAATTGATTGGTGACAATTATGGTTTTGTGTATCTTATAACCAACAATGCGACAAATAAAAAATACATTGGTAAGAAGTTTTTCTATTCCTCGAAGACTAGGCAAGTGAAAGGTAAGAAGAAACGTTTCAAAGTTTCCTCAGACTGGCAAACTTACTACGGAAGTAACGAGGAATTGAAAAAAGATGTTATAATACATGGACTAGATTCGTTTAGCCGAGAAATTATACATCTATGCAAAAGCAAAGGTGAGTGTGGTTATCTTGAAGCAAAAGAACAGTTTGTAAATGGTGCTCTGGAGACAGATGACTATTACAATTCTTGGATTATGGTCAGAGTAAGAAAATCACATATTAAAGGATTGCAATGTTAGATTATTTGAAGGAAGTCGGCGATGAATTTGATGCTTTATTTTTCTTACCAATGGAAGATGAAGATAGTATCAATATCATGACTAACAAATATAAAAATCCAGGACAACCAATAAAAGGAAATAACATTGGTGATTGGTGGCATATTTTGTTGTTTAAATGCAACGAAGAAAGTGGCCATGTCGAGGACCTTGATATCTTTGATGCCATTTTTATTGATCCTAGGGAATACATATCTGGTTTAATACCACAAGGTTGGTATGGTGTAATTGCAAAGAAAACCACAACCTCCCATAATTTCCTAGATGATGCTATTGACAAGTTCAAGTCAATGATGTAAAATAGCATAATCTAAACTGAAAGTATATTATGATTCTCGTTGACTTAAATCAAGTCTTACTATCTGGCCTCATGGCTCAAATATCTAATGGAAAAAAGTCCATATATGGAAAAACATTCACATTAGATGAATCGCTCATTAGACACATGGTCCTGATGA